CCTGAGTATATTCTATCAGCGCTTTGGATAAACTATCAGAAGAAGAATGAGTTTAACCCACCACACGATCACGATGGTAAACTGTCATTTGTAATCTACTTAAAAATACCTGAAGAACTAAAGAAAGAGAATAAAGAATATAAAGGTAGAAGCTGTGGACCTGGAGGTATACAGTTTTTGTACGGTGAAGGACCTAGAGATGCTGTAACTTACATGTCTCACTTTCCGGAAGAGAGAGATATGTTTATCTTCCCTGCGTGGTTGAAACACTGGGTTAGTCCTTTCACGTCTGATTGTACACGTATTAGTGTGTCTGGGAACATACACGACTCTGCGCCTTTGAATAATATTACGAAGTTTGGACCTGAATATGTTAAAGATAAAAAAGATAATAGTAAAACTTAGAATGTGGTACGCGGATGTACGCGGCCATCACGGTAAACGTTGGGACTATGAACCTGGTGATTGGTACATGGGCCGACATCGAAAAAGAAAATGATAAAGAAGAACGATAAGTATACCTATGTTGGAGGCACACGGTTCATGGATCATGGAACACGGAACTATGATGTTGCCGGATATAGATTACCGTCCGTAACATCAATACTAGGTAAAACTAAAGATGATACTTTTCTAAAAGATTGGATTGCGCGAAAAGGGAAAACAGAGGCTGAACGAATCAAGAACCAATCAGCAACTCGTGGTACATCTATGCACAAGTACCTGGAGAACTATGTCATAGGTAAGGGTTATGAGGATCTAACTGAACTTGGACAAGAGACGAAACGTATGGCTGAGAAGGTCATAGAGGTGGGTCTAGCTCCTGTTTCAGAATATTTCGGCTCAGAGGTCACGCTTTACTATCCAGGGCTATATGCGGGCTCTACAGACCTCGTAGGCATACATAACGGTAAAGAGACTGTGATTGACTTCAAGCAAGCTAATAGACCCAAGAAAGAGGAATGGATTGGAGATTATAAATTGCAGGCTGGAGCATATGCCATGGCGCATGATCAAGTACACGGCTCTAACATTGAGCAATGTGTGATTATGGTATGTACTCCTGACTTATATTATCAAGAATTTAAGATTGACGGGCTTAATTTACGTAAAGCAAAACACGATTTTTTACGTAGACTAGACTTGTATCATGAACAACTAAGAGAACAGGAGGAGAAACCAACCTATGGCACGTGAGATAATTTACAAAGCTATGTTGCAAAGGTATGAAGCAGAGGTTGCTGATGCTGATGCAAAAATACAAATCCTTTTAACGACAGCTAGAATTATTCCAGAGCACATTGATATCACCGGTGAGATAGATAAACTGCTAGCTAAGATAGAAGCTGCAGAGTCAAAGATGGCGATATTGAAGCGTAAATATGGCATAAATTAGGCAGCAAATAGGGTCAGACAGAGGGTCAGACAAGGGTCAGACTTTCGAGGTAACGGTCAGACAAAAAACGTCCAATATGGGTCAAATAACCAATATTCAATCTACAGTTGTAAAAATGTCTGAGGGTGTAGGGGCTTGACGACCCTCTGACGACCCCTTTGACGACCCCCCTGCTATGTGCTACTATTCAATAATAACAACACTTATAGACAGATTTTTCATTTTGACGACCCTGTCTGACCCTCTTTGGAAAAATAGAAATATTTTTTTAAAATCTTTTATGGTAGGTATGCACTATGAGACGTAAGAAAAGATATAAACATGCAGTTATTAACAAGAAGAAGTATTACTTCTATAAAATTGTATGGTTAGACCCGTGTGGTGACGCGGGCCATGCAGACGTAGACGAAATGAAAAAGTTATTACCAGCTACAATGATCTCACAGGCATACATATTTGCTAAAGATAAAAAATATGTTTGGACTTTTGCTTCGTATGACACAGAACAAGCTGTATTTTCTGATCGTAATTGTTTTCCAAGAAGTATTATCAAAAAAATGGAGAAGATATTAAACTAGATGTTAGAGAGATTTTACATATCCATATTAGCAATTTATTGTGTGTATGCTTTGTTTTATTATTTTTTTATTGGCCAATTTAACAAGCATAAACCTACAATGACAAAGGAAGAGTGGGATAAAAAACTATAATAAATGATTGCTTTTGCATGGGAAAAAATATTTTATGACGGCGACAAGGAGGAGAAAATGGAAGATCCAAAAAATAAAATTGAAGAACTTGAGGACAAAATTGAAAAGTTAGAAAACGATATTGCTAACATCAAAGATGTCTTGGAAGTTCAAGATGAGCCAGAAATGGACGAAGATGAAGATCTTGAAGACGAAGATAACAATTAATCTTTTTTATCACCCTCGATCTTTTTTGGGTCGGGGGTGACATCTATAATCTGTGAGTAATCATCTTCTATCTTTTTCATTCTAGCCTCTAATTCCTCTAACGACATATCGTCTAACTTACCCGTCTTAATAATTTTTCTATCTATGTATAAGCCTGCGGCTTTACCTCTGTTTGTTTCTGCATTTACGGCTGATGAGAAGCTTCCCTTTTTCAAAGCTGCTTCTTTTATTCTCGATAATTCAGCTACATGGTTTTCGTAGTTGACCTCAAATTTTTTAAGTCTTTCTTGTTTCAGCTTGTCTACATATTGAACTACAAGCGGTGATAGTCTTGGGTTCAATAACTCTGACCCCTCAGACCTTGCTCTCTTTTCGCTGTAGCCTGCAAGTTTTGCCGCCTCTGTCTGTGATACAGGCCCGTTTGGCCCACCAAATACTATGTATTCTGCGAACCTTTTTTGCATTTCTGTTAATCTTTTTGGTACTCCCATATTGACTTTTTAAGGGAACATTCCTATAATGTCAAGCATGGTTATGACAAATAAAGATATAGAAGAATTTAACAAACAGCTTGAAGAGATAAATAAAGATTCAAATTACAATAACTATCCTGAAAGAGGCCCGAATGATTTAGAGGCTAGAATAGAAGACTTGTTAAGAATTAATGTAGAACACCACAACCTTAATGCAGAGCTGAGAAAAGAAATAAAATATTTGAAAGAAAGAGCAGAGTATTATCAAGACATGTGTGAGCAATTAAGAAAAGAAAATAGTGAGCTTAGAAATATGGGCAAGAACTTTCTTGATGAGCATAGAAACAAAGGGGATATGTAGTGTACGTCAAACACCTACAAGAGTATTTAGATAAATTTACTGAGGGCAACAACGGCATGAGAGGTAATGCCGTAAGTGATGCTAAGATTTATATTATGACCAGTAAAGGTTATCTTGAAGAGATCAAACGTATTGAAGTGCATGAGAGCACAAACCCGCTTGACACTTCTATTCGTGTTGTATTGAAACCCAATCGTGAAGAGAAACTAATACTCCCACCTGGATATATTAAAGACTATTAATTACTTCTTCTTTCTTCGCCTGATGGGTAAGTCAAATTCTTTGACAACTTCGTTGCCTCGCTTGTTCGTCCACTCGCCTGTGATTCGCTTGTCGCCTGTCGCTTGTGTTTCGGCAGAACGGAGAGCTTTCTTCAAACTTCTCGCCTGTACCTCAAACTCTTTGCTGCCCGTGAATTTATAGGTTCTCATATTAGTTATCTTGCAAGTGATCTAATAAGTTTAGACCCATAGCCACTCGTTTTGCCTCTTGATGATTTCTACACATACAAAAAGTAAAAGTATCTGTATCGCCAAAGTTAGCCATAACCACGCCCCCTTGCGCCCAGTACCAACCGTGCTTGTTGATCTCTTTTATTTTTTTATCTGTTATTGGTTCAAACATTGTTTGCATATTATACTTTCTGCTTGCTCGCTTGTTCTTCTTCGTTTACTTCCTTTTGATATCTAAGCATAAGGTTTGCAACCTTTGTCATAGCTTTCATCATACTTTCGCCTTGATACTTATCATTTTCAGATTGTACAGATTTATCTATAATCTGTTTCAAGTCAGCTATAACTTGTTTCATAACAAATATTCTGCTTGAGCTTGAAGCTGATCTATGTAGATCAGTTATCATAGTTAATTGTTCTTGTAGTTCGTTGTTCATTGTTTCTCCTTTATTTTTTGAAGCATATTAACTTCTACTCCATCTGCTATATATTCTAGTGGTTTGTACCTTATACCATCTTTAAGTCTGTATGTTATTTCATTTCCACTTTTGTCTGTTTTAGCGTTTCCGTCCTCATCATATAGGTAAAACGTAATATCAGATACTGCAACATAGTAGTTGTTCATTTTACACTCCTTATAAATTGTGGTTGATATTTGAGTTTTCGTTCTTCTTGTTGTTCAAGAAACTGTTCCCAACTGTCTGCGCCTGTGGTTTGAATATCGTTATATTCATCTATCAGTAACTCAGGGTGGCAACCATTATCCACCATGTCTTGAAGTTCTTTTAGTCTTTTATCTTTCCAATTCATTTAAGTTCTCCCCCCTCTTTCTCAACATAATCTTGTAATTCTTGAAAACATTGTTCCATAAACCAATCGCTTAAATCTCCACTATTTAAAACAACTGTATCTCCATTTGGGTCTGTGAGTGTAATTCTTACTTTTTCCCACTGCCATTCATTAGTTTTCTTTCTTGCTTTCATGCGACCTCTTTCGGATTTTCAGCTTCCATAACTTTGCAATCATTAAACCATTCTTGAGCAACTTCCATTAGCTTTTCATAAACATTATGAGCAATAATATCATAAGCGTTATCACAACCCTCAGAAATACCACTTTCAGATGGATAACCTAGCCAAAGGTCATCACAAGCCAGTAGAAGTCGATCATAGTTATATACTGGAATATGACTATCAACATATTCGTGTAATAAATCTTCATTTTCTAGTATTTCTTTTTTATTGTCGTTTAGTTCATCAATTAGATTTTTTTCTAATTGGTACATATTTATTCTTTTTTCTGTATTTGCTTTCATACTCCCTTATACTCCAATATTGTCCCTAGTGTCAAGGGCTATTTTTAAGGTTTTAGATTGTGGCTTTTTTGTGTTAGTGTTGCCTTAAAAAAGCCATGCTACCCGAAAGAAAATTATACCAAAAATTAAAGAAAAATACCCCCAATATTCTGTGGAATAGAATAGAGAATTTAAGCCTTTTAGGTATGCCGGATTTATTGGGGTATAATAAAAATAATCAATTTTTCACAGTTGAATTAAAAGTTGTAAAGGGGAACAAGATAAGATTTTCGCCTCATCAAATTGCTTGGCATAAGCTACACCCCGACAATACATTTATCTTGGCCGAGACCCTCGTTCCAAGCTCCATGAAAACTTCTTCATTGTCCTTGTTCCACGGTTCATCAATCATGTCGCTTGTGCGTTATGGTATGAAAGTTGACGCTTGCGCCTGTGGGTTTCGCGCTTGTGCGTTGATGTTTGAAAATTTAAAAGCCCCGTGAACCACGCTTGTCGGTTCACGGGTCAACTAAGGTAAAAATGACGGTCAAGCTAGATGACGACCCTTCGAAGCTTTTAGCTAGCCGGAAGTCTAACTTGACCCGCAAACCATAAGCCAACACGAACCAACCTGTTCGCTTTTTGATGCCCTTATGGTTCACGGCTCAAGCTACTAGTTTAATTTCTCTAAAAATATAGCCGTTGTTGAGCTTGTGTTTTCTTTTAATACAAAACCCGCGATTGACTAATTTTAAAACTAGCTTGCGCGTTGCTCTATCGTTGCCGTACCATTGCCAACCGCCATATTTTTTTAAAAAAGCTATTAATTTTTTATGCTCTTTTTTCATGTTACTAACTCTTTTTTAAACTCATCACCAATTAAAACGCCTTTGGCGTATAATTTGCCGTCAATATAATAGTGATAAGTCCTTGTCCCGTCGTCGTTTTTTCTATGGGTCACTCTTGTATTAATAAAGCTATGGGAATTACTAGCGCTTGTTCCTACTAAAATTTCGTTAGTCCCCTCTTTTCTTACGCCGTATGATTTAGGCGCTTTATATATACAGGCTTGGATTTTATTCCATATCGGATAACTAGCCATTATTCCCCCTCCTTAATTATTTTATATTTTATCTTTGAATAGTAATATCTAAATTTACTTGGTTTAGATTTTATATATTCATTTAAAGCTAATTCACATTGTCTTTTAGCTTCATAATCGTTCTTACCTACTCCATAAACTCTAGGAATATTATTATCGTCCACTGCATTATATTTAATCATATTTTACCTATTTCTATTTCTTTCATAAATATTCTTTTAAACTAATTTTAATTAAATTGATATAGCTAAAACCCAAAATGAACACAAAGTCCTATAATATCCTTTAATTAAAAAAATAAATCATTAAAATGATTTTTAACGAAAGGAAAAAAATGGCACAAGAAACTTGGAACGCTTTTTTAAAAACAATGAACAATGACCCGAACACTATTGTTCTTGATTTAACTAAAAAAGAAAGCACAGAAAAAGAAAATCTTGTAAATAAATTTGATGATTTATTTTATAAGTTAGGAGAGAAAGATATAGATATTCAAAACAAATATCTAAGAGATCTTTTAAGATTAGCACCTGAGCAAATTTTAAAAGACTTAATTAAAAAGATGGGGGCGGAAAAATGACGGTATCAGAAAAATGGAAAGAGGGGTTTATAAAATACGGCTTAAAAAAAGGTTTTATAAAACCGCCTTTAGAAAATGAAGAAGAGAGAGAAGAGAGAGAAGAGAGAATAAAAAGAGAGGACGCAAATATTCAAAGAATAGACGCGCAAGTGAAACATGGAACTAGAACTTAAAATATTAATTGGTGGTTGTTTGATTAGTGGCGCATGGTTCATGTACCGTGAACATAGAGCCGAACAGAAAAGAAAAGAACGACACCAAAAAGATTTAAATGAGAGCTTTAAAAAAGCTAGATTAACAATAATTAAAAAATAAACAATCTCCCTACGTAAAAAGAGAAGCCCGCCCCGTGTATTACGGGGCGGGTTTTTTTATGCGTGTAGGGGTCTCAAACGGGTTTGGTTTTTGGTTTGTTTTTTGACCCCACCCACCCTTGACGCAGAAAGGGATCCTAATATGTGTATATATATGCTTGATTTACACAGTCAT